CACTCCCTATCGACCTTAGATAAATCGAAGAAGTCACTATACTGTGCTATATCGTCCTTTGCATTGCCAACTTCTATAATTTCTTTTACAAATGGATTTACATAATCTTTAGACTTTATTTCATTCCATCGAATACCTGAAATATATTTCAATGAAGAAGCAGTAGCTATACCTGCAATATCAGTCAGTGCTCCGTCAATATTCTCTATAAAGTTATCATAATATGCAATAGGAACCTTTAGTAACGAGTACCCACGAGCTCTATACTCGGACAACAAGTTTTCAGGACTATCTTTAGGGATAACTTCATTTGCGAGGAATTTATTACCTATTGCAACATAAAACCACTCATTTGTTACTTTTCGACTATCTACAACCCACTGGGGCTCATCTACAATTAAAGTAGATTTATTTTCATTTTTCCTCTTGCTCTCTATGAAAGATTCCAAAAATGACTGCTCACTATTTTTTGAAGAAGCAATTATGTTAAGAGTTGGCAAACTATTCCCTCTTAAAAATCTTGATTTCATTCGAGCATCAATTTGTGAAATAAGCTGCTTCTGCTTTTTCTTTAACTTCTCTACATCAGAAGTAAGACCAAAGTTGACCTCATCGGTGAAGTTGGCGAACACGCAGCGCCCAACTACTTGGTTATTGCTCGAAGCCGTAATAAGCTCTATGTGTTTTTCAGGGGTGTACTTTAAGTTTGCAGTTCCCGACATTTTTCCATGCGCTAAAAACCATTCACTTGATAGCAATAACTGATTTACTTTATCTAATGCTACGCCCTTCGCATTCTCTAATGTTATGTTCATTAAAGAAATTGTAATCTTATCAATAGGCTGTAACCCGTAATAAAGATAAGGGTCTTTTAAGCACAATAGGCGATATAGAATATACAGTAGACAAATACATGCTACTAAAGTTTTTCCTAAGCCTATCGCTCCGGTTAAAACTAATGTATTGTATGCTGTATCGAGATTATTCGGAAAAATTTCTTTAAGCTTCTTTTCCCAATAAGGGAAAACAGTGAACCTCCCGTCCGCATTTATAAGTCCTCTACCAAGATACTTCGGATTATGAAGAAACTCTTCAATATCAACTGGAACCTCGTCATAATCGCTTGTAATTAAATCTTGATAACTTTTAGAGTCTCCGTCTTTTGAATACTCTCCAAGTATTTTTAATACGGCTTCTCTTTCTTTCTCAGATAAATTATTTAATTCTTCATAATCATTTCGCATAGGCAAACTTGATCATCCTCTATTTAAGAAATGCGAATATAAGACTTATAGGCTGTTTCTGTAGTATCTAATAATTGCCACTGCCCTATCGCAAGAATATGTGCAGGTAAGTCAAGATCTGCAGTGTTGAAAACGGAATTTACAGGGTAAACAAGCTGTAATATAGCCGTAGTATCAATATAACTATTACTTAATTTATGGTATGTCTTTGCTGTAGTCTTTAATTGAGCAGAAGACCAAGAGATTCCACTAAGTCTTAGAACTGCTATAATTTTACCAGTTGATTTATTTACTGAATAAATGTAAGCTGGAGCCTTAGCTGTATTGTCTTTGTATACACCAAAACCAAAGGTACTACCTAACCCTTCTGTCTCTGGTATTACATCACCTACTATACATTCAACTGCATCAGCTCTACCGTACCCCCCACTGAATGCAGTATAATCACTACAATATACAATATCGCCTTCAGCAAAAGTTAAATCAGCTATAGCGTCTGGAACCGTTATTGTGCTAACATAGCTACCATACTCACCTACAGTTATAGAAGAACCAGACACATAAGGCACTTCATAAGTCGCATCAATCTCTAAATCTTCCCAGTGCGTTCTATTCTTAATATAATCAACTTTAGTTGAGTCATTTTGATTATAGTCTGATTGAACTTGATCTAAAGAACCTCCACCTCCAGTTGCGCTTAACACGCCATCAGATATAGAAAGTCCACTGCCTACTTTAATAGTCCCTGAAACAGTTGCAGAAGCTACAGGAACTGAAGTTAATAGCTTTTGCCCTCCGGCTAATACATCACCATTCTTACGGACAGTGAAAGCATTTTTCGCTTCCGTTACATTAACTTTATTTCCACTTATTGTATAAGTGCCATTGCCTACAATAAATAGCGCATCATCATCTTGAGCGTTTGCAATACCTATAGCAGTCTGCCCTATCGCAGTTGCTTTAGTTCCCATACCGCCAGCATGTGAACCGTCTTTTGTGGCCTCTGTACTCCAACCTTCAGCATGCGCTCTTCCGCCACTTGCTACGGTGTATAGGCCTTCGGCATGTGATTGATCCCCATTTGCTTCTGTACTTCTTCCTTCTGCGTGGGAAGCTTCTTTTGTCGCTTTAGAATTAGCACCTTCTACGTGAGCTCGATCACCTGAAGCAGTTGTTCCTTGCCCCTCTGAATGAGAGCTTGCTCCAGAAGCAGTTGTATTTAATCCTTCACTGTGAGCATTCTCACCGCTTGCTGTAGTCTTATTTCCTTCAGAAGAAGAGTACTTTCCTGAAGCACCAGTTTCATAACCCTTTGCAAATGCGCCCGTAGCTGTTGCTCTCGCATGATTTCCAAGTGCGATTGAAGAATCACCTGAAGCAATAGAATCATTGCCCCCTGCAAAAGAAAATCTACCTTTTGCATTATTATTTGTACCTACAGCAGCAGCACAATTACCCATTGCCCTATTACCACGACCGGCTACTAAAGAAGCATATCCACCTTTGTTTAATCTTCCTGCTACAAAAGAAAATTTTCCTTCAGCGTTATTTTGCCAACCAACTACAGAGGAAGATATAGATAATGCTGCATTCTTACCACCTACTGCAAAACAATAAGCTCCAATATTACGAGTACCTATTGTTCTCCAATTACCCTCAGAATCTGTTAAAAATGGGAAGAAAATAATATTATCTACATATTTATTATCATCCGTAAAGCCTGAATAAGTCGTTACTGTACCATCTACAGTCTTTTTTATCCCAGCTTGTGTAATTACAGAGTCTAAAGAATAATCAACTCTTATAGCATCTATAACTATTTGTTTATTTGCTATATCTACAGAAAAAACTTTACCAAACGCATCACTATTATCGCTAACTAACATTGAAACTTCTTGATCAATTAAGGAATCATTTATATCCTGATCAATTTTTGATAGTGTTACTGTTGTTCGATCAATTGAAGTATCTATAGAATAAGACGAAAAACTATAGGCTTTAGCGCCAATTAAGTTATTAGTACCAGACACTAAAGAGGGCTTAGATTCACCTTCGTTGTTTATAGTGTTATTAGAGCCTAAGTCTTTATTACTTATATCTGAACTATTCTTTTCTGAAATAAGTTTTGCAGAATCTGCTACAACAGACACAGATTCTAAACCACGCTCAATATTATTCATATTGTAAGCGCTTAAAGCTGTCACATTATTTTTCCATTCAATTCCCTTATAAGCCAAATTGCACTCCCCTTTCAAAAAAATTAACAATTTTAATAAAATTTAGCACAGTTACACAGTCCCACAGAATATTATATTTGCGAACTTGCTTCGCAAGAGTATACTATGAAATGGTATACTCAATTACCATTCTTTTTTTAATTCATATTATTTTAGAATATTTTTTACAAATTTTCTAAAAAATTTGTATATATATAAATATACCACATAAACAATTCCTATAATTGAATATTTATTACGAATATTCTTTAAGGAATTATAAATCAAGTAATGAGAAAGAATTTTATAGAAATTCTTTAGAATTGATTGAATATTTATAATTTTATAAATATGAAATTATATACAATAATTTCTTCACTGTAATGAATGATTAAACAAATTTTTTGCGTTTTTTGTGTTTTATTTTTTGAATTTTATTTTGATTATTACATTTTCTTATTATTTTGTAATTAAATGTAATTAAAATGTAATTTCTTGTTAATATTTTGTTAATGTCGCTATTGAAATTTGTTTGACCAATTTTTGACCTTTATCTTTAGAATTAAATTAAATATGTATATTTATAGTATATCTATTATAGTTTATAAATATTATTCAAATTTTAATAAACAAATAACTTTTAATATTTATACTTATATCTATATTATCTTAACAATAAAAAGCTTTTTAAGCTTAATTTTCTGATATATTTATTTATCTCTCTGTGGCAGTTTATGTATAGCTTCCATTTGGCTATTCAGGAAGCCGTTACCAGCAAGGTCGGTGTGATAGATTTCGTGAGATTTTGATAAATCCTCTAATACATCAGCCGGAATGTATCCTCGTTCAAGCCACTTTTGGCAATTTCTTTTAATATCTAAATACATAATCTGGCATATTGCTCTTTTTAGTATTGCTAATTCCGCAATGTAATTATGCTTTTTTTCTTCGTATGCTTTTTGTTTTTCTCTTTTATTTTGATTTATTTGGAGAATAATTGTAGTGATTCCTCCGCCAGCTCCAAATAACGCAGTTATTGCCGCAACAATAATGGCAGTATAATCCATAATAATCTTTTCCTTTATGCAGCGATAGGGTGATCTCTATTGACCACCCTATATTACGCTTATTTCTTTTTTTCAGTATTGGTTTTCATTGCAACTTCTGCCTTATGCTCGGCACTGGAAATCTGAAGCACTACGCCAAGAAAAACAGTTAAAGCAGTTATTGTAGAACAAATTTCAGTAGGAAGTGGGAAATTCCATAACTTAGCTAACGTGCCGTATAAGGTAGCCATAGCAGGAAGAACAGTTAAAACAATCCACTTCATAATATCATAGGCTTTATCTGACATCTTCA